GTCAACCGCATGCCACGTATTCCCGGCCACCCGCTTCAGTGAGATGTTCTCCGGCACCCCGGTGACATAGTCCTGCGGCAGCGCATGGTTATCTACGAGGTCGTTCAGGTCGATGACGTACTTGTTCAGCTGCTCCTGAAACGGGATCGCCGGCCGGACGCGCGAGCGTCCGTAGCCGCCGTTCAACGGCCGGTGACGGAAGTGCACAATCGGGATTCCGAGCGGCTCCCCGCCCGGCGTGAGATCGTCCGTCCACGCGACCGGCCAGACCGAATCCTCCTCATCCGACCAGTGCTCCCACGCGCCCCCGCTACCACCCGAATCAGGCCGGAACCACTTCTCGACCCTGCCGGGATAGAACACGTTCAGCCGCCGGACCGTCCGCCCCTGCGGATTCCGTGGCCCCACCCGCGTCGTGTTCCAGACCTTGCAAGCGTGGGTCATCGTGTCCGGCTCATCGTCCGAGTAGACAACCTTCACCTGATGCTGCAGCTGCCGGCAGAACCGGGGCGCACCAAGCTTCTCGTCCCACTCGACAATCACGAACTCGTCACCCTTCATCAGCGCCTGCGTATGGACGATCGACTGGGCGGCGTCCATCCGGTTGACCGCCCACCACCCCTCCGCCAGTTGGGCGAACGGGTCATCCGTAACTTCCTTCCCCTCGTCGTCGACCTTCGCCTCCGCCGCGGTCGATGCGAACCCGATCACGTTCAGCCGCTCCGCGACCGAGTCGATCACCACGTCGCAGAAGTTCTCGCAGAACGGCACCCCCCACCGCTCCAGGTACTTCCGGGCTCGGTCGCGAAGCTTCGCCCCGTTCGCCCCGTCGTAGAAGTCGGCGTACAGCTGGTAGCCGTCGCAGCGGGCGCCGTCCATGTTCGCGGCCGCGTCGAGCCAGTCCTGCTGATCCTTGCCGCCCTTCATGGCGGCCATTAGGCGATCCAGGATTGCCACGGTTTCACCATTCCCACGCTTCCTCCGGATCCTTGTCGATGTGGTGGTGGCCGCGCAGAACCAGATCGCCGCGGCGGATCACCGGCTCGACACCCTCGTCGTAGGACGGGTACTGCAACACGTTCCCGCCACCGTCGATCATCAACTCGGTGAGCGCCCAGACGAGTGCGTCCATCCGGTCGGGCGAGTCGAACCCGGCGTCCGGCACCCAGTGGCACATCTGATCTTCGAGCTCGCGGAACACGCCAACATGGTGAACTCGTTCGCGCTCATACAGGGAGGCGATCGGCTCCGCCCGGATCGCCTTCCCCCTCGACGCGTTCACGAGCTTGACCGGCACGTTCGGATCAACCGTCTGGATCACGGCCCTGACCATCTCGCCGCCGAAGTTCCGCTCCGCCACGATCCGGTCGGCCCGGTGCTCGTGGTAGGCGGCAACCGCCGCACGAGCCCACCCGTTCGGCGATGCCCGCAACGAGCGATCGTCGGTCACGTACCCGTGCCCGGTGTGGGCCGAGAAGCCAGCGACGACGATACCGCACTCGGACGACCCGGTGTCCTCGTCGGTCGAGCCGGACGGGTCAACCGCGACCACCATCCGGTTCAGCGTCGGATGCTCCTGCACACGTAGGTCGGCGATCATGTCCAGTGACCAGAGGGCACCGAACACGTCGGTAATGAACTCCCCCTCGACCTCCTGGCGGTACAGGCGCGAGCCGGGCGGGTGGCGTCTGAGAAAGTCGGCGACCGCTCTCGGGTCGAGGTTCTCCGCGTTCGCCAGAAGCGACATGTGCGAAACGACCGTCTCCGGGTCGTCCAGTAGTTCGGCGACGAGCGGGTGGCCCGCCTTCGGCGTCCCCGTCGCCACAATCCTCGCCGGCGCCAGCCGCACGGCGAAGTTCAGCGACTCAGTCCACGACGTGCGCACATACGTGCGACGCCACAGGCCAACCTCGTCAGCCCACGCCCCCCGAAGGTTCTTCCCCTGCACGCGCAGCGCCCCATCGTCCGCCCCGTCCAGGTAGACGCGGGAGCCGTTGACCAGCTCGACCTCGCCCATCGACCTGTTCCACTTCGTGATCAGCGGTGAGCGAGGCCCACCGAGCGCCGAGAGCAAACCAGAACGCCCCTCGACGCACACATCGCGGGCGTCAGCGAATGTCGGCGCGACGATCCCCCAGTCCCCCTGATGCTCAAGCGCCCAGTCGCGGAGCGTCTCCGCCCCCGTCCGGGTCTTACCCGAACCTCGGCCGCCCCTCAGATACCAGACCCGCCACGGCCCACCCGGCTCGAGTTGCTCGATCCTAGCTGTTCTCCGCCAACGCTCCCCGTGCAGTCTCGCCAGCATCTCCAGCTTCGTCTCGGGCGCCCAGGACTCCCAGGAGCCGGGCGATTTCAACGTCGATCGCGTCACGATGCACCACCTCGACCGGGCCGCCATCCTTGCCCGTCTGCTCGACCGAGATCCTGTCCCGGAACGACGGGTCACGCTGCTTGATCAGGAACTCGCCAAGCCGGTTGTCGTACTTGCGGACGAACCCGGCCAGTTCGCCCTTCTGGTAGACCGGCTCCTCCCAGCCGTCCACGAACCGGCAGGTGGCAACCTCGACCAGGGCGTCCCGACCATCCTCGAAGTAAGCGCGGTCAACGGCAGCGGCAAACTCCGGGTCGCGCTTCTTCTCGTCGTTGAACGTGCAACGCCGACGGCCGGCAGCATCGGCGGCGGCCTTCTTCGTCCGGCCCGCAGCGACCACCTGGACGTAGACGTGCTTCTCGTCCTCGGTCAGCGGATTGTGCTTGCCGGGCGGTAGGCCGGTGCGGTTCGGGTTCTTCGCCATGGTGTCCTCCTGGATATCCGGACAAGACGCGGCGGACGCCGGGTATTCCGGGTATCGGGACATTCCGCGTGGTGTGGAACTAGACGAACCGCGGAACGCGGGGTGCTCTAGTCAAGAGAGGGACGTCCGTCTTGCACCCCCAGAAGGGTGCGGCCGGAACGTTGCGCGAGTATAGCAGCGGCAGACGGTTGCGTAAACGTCGGGATACGCTGACCTATACGCAATCCACAGGTTTGCGCTTCACGAGCGACCCGAGCCCGACCGTCACCCGGTGGTCGCACAGCCGCGAGAAGTCCGCGCCGATCCGCAACCCGAGCTCGCTGGCGCGACGGCAGAACCCCACGTCGTCCGACTCGACCAGACGGCCGTCGCCGTCGTGGCCCTCGGCGAAGGCTT